ACAAACATCAATTGAACTAATCTTCGAGAAACAAAACGAACTTAACATAGATGACTTTAATCTATGGCTTATATCTAACTACGATGAACTCAAAGCACAACATAAGGTTGAAGTAATGGGTGCTTATGAATGTGGTTTAGAAGATAGCGAAACAGAAAGGTATGCACCTAAAGCATCATTAAACTTTTATAATGAGTTTTATGGATAGTAACCTACTACTTATACCTTGTGCAATTGAATCAGTAGCTACAAGAAGAGATAAGACATTAAAGGTAGTGATAGGTACTCAAGAACTTTCTCCAGCAAAGGCTGCTGAACTATTCAACCAATGGACATCAGGTGTAGGTGTGATGGCATTCAAGGGTGAATCATTCAATTACAATGATGAAGAGTTACTCAAGTCAATCAAGATAGATGCTGAAGAAATGGGTAGTAAGACACCAAGTCAAAGGTTGAGGTCTTGCCTATATGTATTGTTTGAACGCAATCCAGAAGGCTACCAAGACTTTAATAGTTACTATGCCTCAATGATGGATAAGTTTATCGACATGGTTAAGAAACGAATTGATACATACCAACTATGAACAAGACCCATACAATAGAAGATTCAAGTGGTAATAAGTTAATTGCCTCACACAAAGATTCAATCATTAACTTATCATTGCTACTTGCTGATGGTAAGAAAAGAGCCATAGGTCAGATAGACAAAGCAACAAGGACATTAAGACTAATAAGGTCAAGGTCTAAGCATCTTATGAGAGTCAATAACTCTTATGGCATCAACTACTACCTGATTGAGAATGGTGTGACATTTGACAAAGTTGAGATAGTAGACGAACAAAGTAGGTGGTTAATACCTAAAGACTATCTTATTGAACATTGCACAACAATGAACTTTAAGGCTCAAGGTTTTGAACTACAGAAATTCATATCACTTGACAAACTAAATTCTTTTATAACTTTGTAAATTCAAATAGATACCTATGCCACTTATTCAAGGTGATACCTACGAGGTAATCAATAAGAACATTGCTAAGTTAATCAAAGAAGGGTACGAGCCAAAACAAGCAGTAGCTATAGCTTATGCAGAAGCAGAAAAATCTAAATCAAAACGAACTAAAAAATGAAAGTATCATTTGATTTTGATGGGGTACTGGAGACACCACAAGGCAAAGCACTTGCTCGTAGGAAGATTAACGAAGGAGACCAAGTATATATCATTACTGCAAGACAAGAATCAACAATGTCTAAAAGTGTTTATGATGTAGCAAAAGAGTTAGGTATACCGAGACTTCATGTATATTTTACCAATGGTAAGGATAAATGGAATACCATTAAAAGACTAGGTATAGATGTTCATTACGATAATAACCAAGAACAGATAACCAAGATTAAAGAGAATACAGATACACGAGCTGAAAAAGTAAGTTATGAATAGTCAAGAAGAACCTAATAGTGTAGGTAGACCTACTGAGTATAAAGAAATATTCAATGACCAAGTCTTTGAGATGGCTTTACTAGGTCTATCTGATGTTCAGATGTCTAATATATTTGGAGTTTCTGAGGTAACATTCAATGCATGGAAACATAAACACCCTGAATTTCTTAAGTCATTAACGCAAGGGAAAGAGAATGCTGACGGCAAAGTAGCTAAGGCAATGTATAAACGTGCATTAGGATTAACCATCATTGAAGAGGCATTGACTAAGGATGGTCAGATAGTACAACTAAGAAAAGAGTTACCACCTGATACACCAGCTGCTAAACATTGGTTAGCTAATAGACAGAGAAAGCTATGGGCAAACAATGGTGAAAGCACAATGTATACTACTGAGCCATTGATTATTATTCGAACTGAGGGAGACAAAGATGAATGAGTTTCAAACTAACCAAACGTCAAACAACTGCATACGACTTAGCAGTTAATGGTGTTAAGAAGGTAATAGTATTTGGAGGCGCAATTCGTGGTGGTAAGACGTATTGGTTACTATTAACACTATCTTCACTATGTTTACTATATCCACGTTCAAGATGGGTAATCATTCGTAAGACATTACCTGATTTAAAACGTACAACCTTTCCATCATTTAGTTCAATACTTAACGATGGGTTAAATCAATACATTAGTTCATGGAATCGTGAAACCAATGTAGTTACATTTACCAATGGTTCAGAGTTAATATTTATGGCTGAATCTTATGATGACGATAAAGAGTTAAATAGGTTCAGAGGGTTAGAGATTAATGGTGCTGGACTTGATGAGGTAAACGAACTACAAGAAGTAACATTCTATAAGGTTCAAGAACGTATTGGTAGTTGGAATAAAGCACATGGTCAACCACCCATTGTATGTTTGGCTACTTGTAACCCTGCTAACAACTGGGTTAAGTCAGTAATCTATGAAAGGTGGCGAAACAATACACTACCTGATAAGTGGTCTTACATCAACTCACGTATAACAGATAATCCATACATCAGTCAAGATTACTTAGAGTCATTGAAAGAGTTACCACCAATTCAGTATGCACGATTTGTTGAAGGTGACTGGGACGTAATGGATGAGGTAAACAATCCATTCTTATATGCTTGGGATGACGATAGACACATAGACGATTCATTAAGTATCAATCCTAACTTACCAGTATTCATATCAGTCGATTTTAATATCAACCCACTATCAGCATTAATCATCCAGCAGCACACAACTAAAGGTTGTTCAGTAGTTGGTGAGATAAACATTGACAAAGGTAGCATTGATGCATTCTGTGATTACGTTGAGAGTCTTAATGTGCCAAGAGGACTACTCAGGATAACTGGTGATGCAATGGGTAATGGTAGAAGTATCCAACAACGTGATAACTCAAGTGCTTATACCCAAATCAAAAGAAGGTTACACCTTGCAGATAGTCAGATAATCATACCAGCTAACCCTACCCACTACAATAGTCGAATAGACTGCAACAATGCACTAACAAGACTTGATGTAAAGGTTAACTCAGTTAGGTGCAAAGGATTTGTATACGATGCTAAACAAGTACAATGTAATGCAGATGGTGGTATCATAAAATCAAACAGAAAAAACCTATCTGAACGTGCAGATTTTTTAGATTGTTTTCGTTACTTTGTAAATTCAATATTAAAAAGATACCTATGAGCATTTGTTCACCTTGTTACGATTCAGGTAGTTATGTAGATGTATGTGCTACTGGTCTTACATTCGGGGTTGCTGAACCTGATACATCTTATCTTGTTTGCATTCAATATAAGGCTACTGGTCGAATTCAAACCTTTGTAGCCATTAGTGATGAAGTTGGTAACATTACTATTGAAGGAGTATTGATTGACCCATTACAAGGTTATACCTTGTGGATAACAAACGATACACCAAATGGTACAAGGCAAGACCTGACCATAGGTGCTGACACCTATACTTGCATAGACTTTAGTATTGCAGTAAGTGATGCTGAACCATCAATAGTTAACTTGACCAATGAGTAAGCTATCTGCAATCATCAGAGGTTGGTACTACTACCTTACTGCAAGTTCTAAGAATAAGAAGTTGAGTAGTGAACGAACTGCAATATGTAACAACTGCCAACATAGGTATAAGAGATTGAATCTATGTAATGCTTGTGGTTGTTTCCTACCAGCAAAGACACGAGTAGAAGATGCACAATGCCCACATGAATACTGGTGACCTATGGCTAACTTTATCATCTTACAATCGACCCTAATAGAATATAACAAGAGTATAGAAGATGAAGAGTTACAAGAACTATCTGCAATTGATTTAGGAGACTGCAAGGTGCTGGTCAATGTCAATGCTATAATGATGGTCATAGAGAATCAAGGTACTACAATATTAACTTTAACCAACTTAGATAGATTGGTTAGCAACAACACAATAGATGAAGTTATTCAGAAAATTAATGCCTCGCAAGTTGTGGCATCGATACAATAGGTGGTCAAATAAGCAGACCAGTTATAACTTAGTTAAGGTCTTTACTCAGGATGGGTACAATTACCTTAGATTCCCTAAGGAGACCAATATGCCACTTGAAAGATTCTCAATGTCTATGGCACTACTAGAACGATTGAGTTCAGGTATTAGTGGTTCTGAAATGGAATTGATACTGGAAGCAATGGAGAAAGCATTAAGTGCTGGTCTATCAAATCCTAAGAATGCAGCATTGGTTGCTACCTATATCCATATCATTCGTGAAAGACAAGATACCATCATTCATCGTGACCTACTTCTTAACATTGCTGCTACTTGGATAATCAGAGACGATGAAGACCCTACCATTATCAATAATGATATACACAAGGAAAAGTTAGAAGTGTTTGAAAAGATGTGCAATGGAGGGGCGCACCATTTTTTTACGAGTTTGGGTATAGAGCCGCTAATACCCTTAATGTCTATGTCAGCAGAAGATATGCAGAAATTATGGGTATACAATCAAGAAGTACAACGCAACCTAATCAAAGCATTGACCCACTTAGATTCAGTCCAAGAACCAGAGCGAGTGAAACGACCACGAGAATTAAAACTCAAGTAATGACAATAGTTGAGGGTGATGTGGTTGCATATAATCAACTCATGAATAGTGATGTTGATTTATTTTTAACTAAATTTGAATCGTTCATAAAATCTCAGAATCGTGGCTAAAGTTATTATTGAGTATGAAGCACAAGCAGCATCATTAAAGGCGGTAACAGATACTATTATCAATGCTAACAAAGCAATTGGAGATAGTGCTGAGGCTGCTGCTAAAGAAGGTGCTGATGCATATAAGTCAATGGGTAAGTCAATGGCTGCTGCATTTAGTTCACAAGAAGTATCTAAGGCTCTTAATAGCAATATTGCTAACATCAATAAGAATCGTGATGCATTAACTAAGCTAACTGGTGAATCAATAAAGTTTGGTAAGGCTGCTGCAACATTAGGTGGTCAAATCAAACAGAATGCAGCCCAAACATTACAAGCAAAGGAGGCATTAGATAGGTATCAAAAGACATTAACAGATACGGGTAAGGGTACTGATACAACCGAAAAGAAAACACAATCACTCAAAGGTAGACTAAGAGAATTAAAAGAGGAACTATCAGCACTTGAGTCTGCTGGTCAAGAAGGTACACAAGCATTTGAAAAGTTATCAATTGAGGCTGGTAAGCTACAAGACCAAATAGGTGACACACAAGAAAGGGTTAAGGTCTTATCATCGGACACTTTCAAGTTCGATGCAGCATTAGGTGCGGTTAAAGGTTTGGCTGCTGGATTCGCAATTGCACAAGGTGCTGCTGCGTTATTTGGAACTGAATCTGAAGAACTTAATAAGACCATTGCAAAAACTCAGGGAGCATTAGCACTACTTACTGGTCTGCAAGAAATAGCAACATTAGTAACTGGTCAAGGTGCAACTAAGATAAGTCTGCAGTCTATCTTTATGAAAGAAAAGATAGTAGTGACAAATGCTGCTGCTGGTTCAGTTGGTACATTAGCAGCAGCAGAAGAGGGTGCAGCGGTGGCTACATTAGCAACTAAGAAGAGCCTTGACTTGTTAAAGGTAGCAATAGCTGGTACTGGTATAGGTTTACTCGTTATTGGTTTAGCTGCTTTATATTCTATATATCAAAAAAATTCAGAAGCATCTAAGAAGTTCAATGACTTAATGAAAGAATCTGAAACGGCTAATAAGAATGCTGCTGCTGCTATTAAAGAACAAAGAGCAGCACAACAAGATTTAAATGACCAACTATTAGTAGCATCAGGTGAATTAAAACAAGCAGAGGCTGATAAGAATAAAATTAGAAGGGATGCTGCAAAAGAATTAGAAGCACAACAGAAGCCACTATTTTTATTAAATGCTAAACAAATTATTCAAGAAAAGAATTTGACTAAAGAATTGAAAGATAGGGCAAGTGATTTTGAAACTGGAACACAAGCAATGAAGCAAAAAGAAATTGACATTGAATTGTTACAAACTCAAATTTCGGAAGTACAAAGATTAGGAAAAGAGACTACCAAACAAATTAAAGATGCAAGAACAGAATCAAATAAAACAACTGGTATTAAAGTTGGTATTATTGATGCAGCAGAAACACAAAGATTGAATGATGAAGCAAAAGCAGCAAATGAAAAGGCAATAGAATTATCTAAAAAATCAATACAAGATAGAATTAATGCTGAACTCAATGGTCTTAAAGTCATTGGTATTGTTAATGGTGAATCGTTTAAAAATAAAGAAGATATCTTGAAGAAAGAGGCTGAACTTGAAAGAGCATCAGCAAAAGCCAGTATAACTAATAAAGCATTAAGAGCATCAACATTACTACTGATTGATGCTAAGTTAGCACAAGATACAGAGCAACTAAAACTGGATGAACAAAACAAACTTATTGCTAATGAGGTAAAGTTGATTGAGGCTAAGAAGATATCAGGCAAGGCAACATTAGAAGATGAAATTAAACAAGCAGAATTATCTTTTAAAGCAGAAAAAAATAGTCTTGAAGCTAAGATTAAATTAAATCAGGCATCTGCTGCTGACCTTGAAGTATTGACTGCTAATAGCACTAAAAAGATTCAGGACATTAAGAACAAAGGTATTTTAGAAGAGTACAACTTAAGAGTTCAGGCATTTGAACTACAGAAGATATTAGGTGTTACAACTCTAGAAGAGGAACTATCATTAATACGTGCAAGGGGTGAAGCAGAACTAAAAGCTAATGAACAATCAGGTGCTACC